GTCCCAAGTAAAAGTAACCTTCGACTTTAATGCTTTGGAGGTTGACATGAAAAATCCTTTTTATAAAGGGAGACTATCTTGTTATCGACCAAGGCTTCCTGATATGCACGGAGAGTTACCCATTTAAAGATGGTGGATTCACCTTGAGCATCGGGAGTATTCCTCCAAAAGTCAAAGTTATCTTCTTCCCAACTATAGTAAGTCTGGGGCATATGATCAGTCTTATCAAGTGATCGTAAAGCTTCAAGACTCCAGTTCCAAAGGTTCGTAGTTACCATGAATTCATTCGCTGATCGCCGTTGTTGGTACGTGTATTCTTTTGTTAATTTAGTGGATAACCACTTATAAACAATTGAACGACCAATAGGACCCTGCCGAACTATCTCCTGGTACAACCAAGTTCCTGGAGTAAAGGCTTCGAGTGTAGAAATCTTTCCAGAAGGTATCCGTATTTCCATTGGGATATCCTTAAGGAAAATGGCTCCAACACCTTCAGCAAGTTTACTTGACCGGATGGTTTTTGGAAAGGAGATTACTCCTCCAAATCTTTCAATAAGGTTTCTGTACCTATTGAAAATGCCATCTGCATCTTTTTCATCACAAGCTATCACTACATCATCACCACAAATACAGAACTTTGCGTTAGAAGTTGCAACTGCAAACTTCAAAATGGTATAGTGAGCTAATTCAAACATTGGGAATGAAATATATAATCCCATGGGTTGCCCATTAGAATAAGTATTGATTTTATAGGTTCCTTCTTCGTCATAATCTTTTGGATTATAGGCAAAGGGTAACTTTAAAAAGTCAAAATATTCTAAAGGTACACCCATAGAAACTAGTAGTTTTATTTGAAGATCAACGGAGAGTCTATCGGTTGCTTCACTCAAATCTATCGACATTAAGTATCTATCCTCTTTCAAGGATTTAATACAGAATTGAGATAGTTTGTTTTGATCCCCCGATGCGATCTCATCCTTTCCCCAAAGCCATTGACGCAACCAATCTGACAACTTTTTTGTCTGTAACTGAATTGCCCAATAACCTACTAATATATTCCGATATTTTCCTTTGTCCACAATTGGTATAACTTTACCTACAAGGGGAGGTTCATAATAATCCCTCCCATAGGCACTTGCACCTTGGTGAGAATGAATTCCTTCATCCACCATACCGTAAGGCCCTGCTTGAGTCTGACCCCTAGCATTACAAAACTTTGAGCGAGTATTTATGGATACCACTGCGCCCAGCATCTCTGCTGGTACGTGCGGTAAATCACAATACAATCTCAACTTTGGAATATAAGGATCAGATATCGGTGAGGTTATAGTTTGTGTAATGGATGATAAAGAGGGTCGTCCCACAATCACAAGTTTGTAAGAATTAAGTACCATCAAGACTGCTCTAATAACTTTCAAGTTATGGAGACCATCTATCAGGTATTTAAATATTCCAAGCTTTGGTATGGTATAACCTTTGTAATGGACATAACTAAACCAGTTTTCTTTGTAACAGTTATCTCCAGCAAGTACATGGATGGCCCACACTTTTAGGGCCTTTACCCTCCTTGCGGCATATTCTGTTCCTGAGTTAGTAATCCATTTCGGTATAAACGTAACAAGATCAGGATTAATGATGATTCCAAATGGAACACGTTGGTTCTTCCCGTTAATACGTATGTATCGAGGGTGTCCCCAAAGAGCATCTAATTCTACCATAGTGGTCCAATCAAAGATACCTACGGCGCTTAGACGAAGAGAAGGTATTCCTACCTCCTCA